CAGCAATCTCACGAAGAAATAAAGCCAAGAAAAAGAAAGGATAACACTATGCCTATGGGAAAAGGAACTTACGGAAGTAAAAGAGGAAGACCACCAGCGAAGAAGAATGGTTTGACTGCAAAGCAGAAGACTCTTCCTAAACAACTGCAAACAAAGATTATGGCTGCTAAAAAGAAGAAGAAGTAATGGCAGTCAACGCAGCTGGAAACTACACCAAGCCAAAGATGAGAGCTGCACTCTTTCGCAGAATCAAGGCTAGTGGTAAAGGTGGAAGACCAGGGCAATGGTCTGCACGAAAGGCACAGATGTTAGCCAAACAATATAAAGCCAAAGGTGGTGGATATCGCTGATGGCTTTAGCAAAGAGTCAGAGAAGCCTACGAGCATGGACGAGACAGAAGTGGCGAACCAAGTCTGGTAAACCCTCTCTCAAAACTGGGGAGAGGTATTTACCAGAGTCAGCAATAAAATCTTTAACGGATGAAGAGTATCGAGCAACAACTCGAAAGAAAAGAGCAGCCATGCGTAAAGGTAAACAAGTATCTCGACAACCAAAGAAAATAGCAAAGAAGACAGCAGCACATAGAAAGTTCTCATGAGTTTTATAAACACTCTTAAACCAGAAGAGCATCGTATGTTACGTCAGCTTGTAAGAAAGATACATTTCCAATACTTTGACGAGAAACATACAGCTTCCTTCATCACTAATAAAATGCTAGATAGTTTTATCGAAGCACAAGGTCAGGAAACTATAGAAAAATTACTGAAGGCTGGAACTGATAAAGGTCTGAGATGAAGTTTACTTACAAGCCTGATGGTAAAGTTCTCAAAGATTTTATGAAGGATAGTAGTTTTTTTCGTGGCATACGAGGTCCAGTTGGTTCTGGTAAATCTGTTGCGTGTTGTGTTGAAGTATTCCGAAGGGCTCTTGAGCAGAAGCCAAATGATGATGGAGTGCGTAAATCACGCTGGGCAATCATACGAAATACAAACCCACAACTTAGAACCACAACAATCAAGACATGGTTGGATTGGTTTCCAGAGAATGAGTGGGGAAAGTTTCATTGGTCTGTTCCTTACACTCACCACATTCTTATGAATGATTTAGACCTTGAAGTGATTTTTTTAGCATTGGATAGACCAGAAGATGTGAAGAAGTTATTGTCACTCGAACTAACTGGGATATGGATTAACGAAGCAAGAGAGATACCAAAGAGTATTGTTGATGCGTGTACTATGCGTGTTGGTCGATACCCAAGTATGAGAGAGGGTGGTTCTAGTTGGTCAGGTGTTATCTGTGATACCAACGCACCAGAAGAAGACCATTGGTGGGCTATTATGTCAGGCGAAGTTCCGATACCAGACCATATACCTAGAGAGCAAGCAACAATGTTAGTCAAGCCTGAGAACTGGAAGTTTTATACTCAGCCAGCAGCAATGATAGAGAATCTTGGTGAGAAGGGCGAAGTATTATCCTATTCCCCAACATCCAAAGCAGAGAACAGCAAAAACATATTACAAAGCTATTATCCAAATATTGTGAATGGTAAAACAAAAAGTTGGATAGATGTCTATGTTATGAATCGTCTTGGTATGATTCAAGAAGGTAAGCCAGTATATCCAGACTTTGTAAGTGATTCACATATTGCACAAGAGGAAATACCAGTTGCTGCTGGTGTACCTTTGTATATTGGTATTGATTTTGGATTGACGCCATCTGCTGTGTTTGGTCAGAAGGTTCGAGGTCGATGGTTGGTGCAGTCAGAGATTGTTGCAATTGATATGGGTATAGTACGTTTCTCAGAACTATTACGACAAGAGATTGCTACACGATTTGGTAATCTTGATGTGTATATTTATGGTGACCCAGCTGGAGATTTTAGGGCGCAGACAGATGAGTCAACTCCTTTTCAAATACTGCGTGGTGCTGGATTGAAAGCAACGCCAGCTCCTAGCAACAGCATAGACCTAAGACTTGAATCTGTTTCTTCACAACTTAATAAAATGGTAGATGGTAAATCTGGTTTCTTAATAGATAGGAGATGTCCACAACTAATAAAAGGTTTTCAAGGTGGCTACTGCTATAGAAGAATGCAAGTGTCTGGAGAAAGATATGAAGATAAACCAGAAAAAAATATGTATTCCCATATTCATGATGCTCTGCAATACTTGATGTTAGGAGCTGGAGAAGGAAGAAGTTTGATGGCTGGACAAAAACCTATGCAAGCTTTCAATGCAAGAAAAGGCTTTGATTTATTTAAAAGACCTAGTATAGCTAGAAAGAGGAACTTTTTTGGAATGGACATAAGGAGGTAAGTATGTGCTTTGGTGGTGGTGGTAGCAGAACTCCTGAACCTAGACAAGAGGTAAAGGAAGAAACAAAAGCTGCACAAAAAGAAGAAGAAGAGCAGAAGATTGTAAATAGGCAGAAAGCTCTTGATGAAGAAGTAGAAACGTCAGCTCCAGTCAAAACAAGTTTATTCTATGATACTGGTGGTACAGTATTCAGAAGAAAAGTTGGTAGAGGTTCTTTGTTTACAGGAAGTCAAGGTGGTTCTGGTTTTCTTTCACAGGGTGTTCAGACAACACAGACTGGTTTGAGAAGGTACTAATATGCATATTGGTATGCCAACAGAACCAAAAGAGTTAGCAAAATACTATAAA